TTAAGAAACCAGAACAACCAGGACTTTTCCCCATTGGCCCGGATTGTATCCAAAATACAATGAAAAAACATGTTGACAATTTATTAAATTTAATATATAATGACTATAGTCCAAGGGGACAGAGAAAGGAGATTGCAAGATGACTCGCAAAGAACAGTTTATACTGAAGGTGATGGCAGCAGGTATCCTTGATACTAAAGAATATCGTTATGCTGCGGTCAGGTCTGATGCTGGCAAGCTGATTATCTACCGGATAAAGTTGTGGAAGCTGGAACGTTGTGCTGATGCTTGGATGAGGTCAAATTGGGATATCTATTATGAGGAGGTGTGATTATGAATCGGTATTATCAGATGTTGGAAAACATCAAAAATCAGGATGGTGAAAAGGTTCCGCAGAATTTACAAGGTGGATACCTTGTCCAGAATACTATCCCATTTGTAAAAGGTGGTGATGCTGTTAAATTCCTGCTGGCTCTTGATCCGGACGCAACTAATGAACAAATCCGGTTTGATAAGGAAAAGTGTGCGGATATTTCCAAGGTATCTGCATGGGAGCTGTCTTATCTTCTGTTGCTTGTGCAAATTTTGACTGCTAAAGAACAGAAGAAATTAGATAGTTTGGTTGCCGAACGGGCTGCTATTGATGCTAAAGAAGGAAAGACTCTCGAAGATACTGTGCATCGTGAAATTGTTCAAGAACGGATAATAGAACAGGCTGGCAAGATTTCCGGAATCATTGCTGTGCAGGAAATTATTCGGGGCAGAAGGTGGGAATTGATGAGCATGGCTAAAGAAAATCCTCTTCTTTACTGGCGTATTACTCCTGATGATATTGAAAGGATGGCTAAAAATGCTTGAGTTTTACACAAACAGAATCTTATCATGTCCGGCCTATGGTTTTCGTGCCGGGCATGAAATCTTGGATTTGATCATGCGTTGTGCTTCTAATGATTCGCGGTTGTCTGAGCATGATCGGCAAGTTATAATGGAGCTGGCAGAGGGTGCCCATATTTACATGATGGAGGTTAATTACAATGGAAACTGGTAACAGGAACACAACAACCCGCAGAGCTGACAGGGAGATTATCTCGATCTCCCTGCCTGTTTCATTGTATGAGCGTTTCAAACTTTTGTGTGAACGTGAGAGTCTTAACAGATCGGCAGTAATTTCGGCAGCTATTCGGGACTATCTTGATAGGAGGGATCAGGATGGCAAAATTTGAATTTAAGTATGACTCTGATTGGTATTCTGTTCAAGGGGCAGAAACCTTAATGCATGACAATCCTAAAGCCCTCCGGGCCGAGTATACCCGGATGCGTGACACAGCGCAAAAGAGAATTGCCCGGCTGGCTAAATCGCATCCTGAATCTAAAGTATATGAGGCCCATCAGGAAGGATTCAAAAAGCTGAAGGATATTCCTGATGCTAATTTGCCGGAGGCATTTGCCGAGCTGAAAAAGTTTCTTTCCGCGAAACAGTCCACAATATCCGGTCAGGAGTCCATAAAACAGAAAACCATTGAAACATGGCAGAAACAAGGGCTTGATCTGAATGAATCCAATTATGATATGACAATCAGAGTCTTGGAAGAAATGCGGAGGTTAAAGATTGTATATGGATCAGATAAAGCTGTTGCTCTTGGTGATCAGATGAGTAGACTAAGTAAACGACAAGCTAACACATGGCTAAAGCGTCTCCCGAAATTGTTACCTTATGCGGACCGGTTGCAGGAAGTCCAGCATTTGCGTGGCATGAGTTTTGCCAATGTAATAAAAGCGGTTAGCGGTGATTGACCTATGATAGTAAACTGTGCAGAGTTTAACCCGCAGGAGTTTTTTGCCGGCATCCAGCTTGTAAAGTGGCCCAGGGGAAATCATGGAGGAAACAAGCGTAAATATCTGGATATTGTGACAGCATTTGATATTGAAACAACGTTGCTCGACAACCAACAGTCAATTATGTATATCTGGCAATGGCAGTTCGGGAATGATACGACTGTTATTGGTCGTTACTGGTCAGAGTTTATTGATTTACAGAAACGCATACAGGCAGCCCTTCCGGATGATAGCTGGTTGGTTGTGTACGATTTCAATCTTTCATTTGAGTTTCAGTTTTTGAAGGGCATTTATTCTTTTATTCCAGATGAGATTTTTGCAATTGCATCTCGGAAAATACTGAAATGTGATATGTGGAATTGTTTTGAATTTCGGGACGCTTATCGATTAACCAACATGAGTCTAAAGCAATTTACAGTAGCGTTTCACGTGAAACATTTAAAATTGTCCGGAGAAGAGTTCGACTACTCAGAGAGAAGATACCCGTGGACAGCTTTAACAGATCGGCAGCTTGAATATTGTATAAATGATGTCTGGGGTCTTGTAGAAGCGGTTCAAGCGCTTATGGCCCGGGACGGTGACACACTATTCACAATTCCGCTGACCAGCACCGGATACGTTAGACGCAATGCAAAGCGCGCAATGAGAAACGGCATTCACCATAATTTTGTGAAAAGCATTGTGCCGGATTATGAATTATATAAGGCTCTGCGCGAGGCATTCCGTGGAGGAAATACCCATAGTAATAGATTCTTCTCTGGTGATATTGTTCGGGATGTCCATAGCGCGGATCGTTCTTCTTCCTATCCTGCAGTTATGTGCAATTGTGAATATCCGATGAGTATTTTTGTTCCCATCCTTGAAAGTGATTTAAACAAGGAATATTTGGAGCGGTGTATCACTATACGGCATAAAGCATTATTGCTTCGTGTGGGGTTTAATCGGATCAGGTTAAAAGATTATTTCTGGGGTTGCCCGTATCTAAGCAAAGATAAATGCAGGAAATTGCAGAAAGTATCCAGCACAATAGATAACGGGAGAATTTTAAAGGCTGATTATCTGGAAACCACTATAACGGATGTAGATTTGAAGATCATTTTGGAAGAATATGATTTTGACGGGGAGATGATAGTTTTACAAGGTTGGTACAGCAGTTATAAACCCCTTCCCCGCCCTCTGGTTGATGAGGTTATTAGCTATTACAGGGACAAAACAGCGTTAAAAGGAAATGCAGAGCAGCAGATATATTATGATAAAGCAAAGGCTCTTCTCAATTCTCTTTATGGAATGATGGCACAAGACCCCGTTAAGGCAAAACAGATTTTTAAACAGGTGGGAGATTTTGACACAGCTATAACGCAAGTATGGGAGGATGAGAAAACGACTGATGAAGAAAAGTTGAAACTGATTCGTGATATTGAAAAAGATTTATTGTCTGAAAGTAACAAAAAGGCATTTTTAGCGTATCAGTGGGGGGTATGGGTGACAGCACATAGCCGGGCAGCATTGGAAGAAGGAATTAAACTTGTGCATGATACTCCGGGAGCTAAATTTGTTTACTGTGATACGGATTCGGTTAAGTATATAGGCGATGTTGATTGGTCCGGTTATAATAAGGCCAGGGTGGCAGAATGTTTAGAATCGGGAGCCTATGCGGATGATGCTAAAGGCAATCGGCATTATATGGGGGTGTTTGAGAGTGAAGACAATCCGGAAACTGGGGTTGCATATGCAGAGTTTAAAACGCTGGGTGCTAAAAAATATGCGTACTGTGAAACCGTGGGAGGGCCAACGCATTGCACTATTGCGGGAGTCAATAAAACACTTGGAGGTCCTGAGCTTGACAAGCACGGGGGCCTACCAGCATTTGATGATGGGTTTATCTTTACGGAAGCGGGGGGAACGGCTGCGGTATATAATGATGATCCGGAAGTATCTCAGGTGGAAATTGACGGGCATCTGCTGCAAATTACTGCTAACGTTTCTATCATTCCTTCCTCGTATACGGTAGGCTTTAACGGTGACTATTTACGAATAGTCATGAATGCCCATTCTTATCTTGACAACCCCTTTATTATTTAATATAATTATTATACCCCAACGGGGTAATAAAAACACACTACACAACAGGAGGAAAGACACATGGAAATTATCAAACGGACGGAAGGACTCACTGCAAAGGACCTGTACAATATGACCAAAGGCTCCTCGGTGCGTAAAATGAGCGATGCCAAAGGGGAAACGCTGGATGTGATGCACTACATCGTCTACAAGGATACCAATTCAGAAACGGCAGAAATCAGCATTGTTCTTAGCATGATGACCACTTCCGGAGGTATCTACGCAACCAACAGCAAAACATTTATCCGCAACTTCCTTGACATTCTCGCGATGTACGAAGACACCGGAGAAGAGGCCCCTACAAAGTTTGCTGTTAACTCCGCGCGGTCCAGAAATGGGCGGGAATTTCTCGTTTGTGATCTGGCATGAAAATCTACGACGAAAACGGTTATGTCAATATTCGGGGTATCCTGTCAGAGGGATACCCCTTTAATTTCTGTGTGGGTGGACGTGGAACCGGTAAAACTTATACATCGCTCAAAAGCGCGGTTGAGGATGATGTGAGGTTTATGCTGATGAGGCGCACACAGGCGCAGGCTGATTTGATTAGTAAACCGGAATTTTCGGTATTCAAGCCGTTGAATGATGATCTTGGCTGGGATATTCGGGTTCATAGCATAAGCAAATATAATTCGGAGTATTATACAGAGGATCAGGATGGGAACCGCTCGCCGGTTGGATATACCTGTGCGCTTTCCACCTTGTCCAATATGCGGGGGTTTGATGCGTCAGACATCCGGCTGCTGATTTATGATGAATTTATTCCAGAAAAACATGAAAGATTATTGAAAAACGAGGCTGATGCTCTATTTAATGCATATGAAACCATGAACCGGAACCGTGAGCTAAAAGGAAAACAACCAATGCAGTTATTATGTCTGGCAAATGCAAATGATATCACTAATCCGGTGTTTGAGTCGTTGGGGCTGATCCGGATAGCAGATAAGATGCAGCGGGGAAACTCTGACCGCTGGACGGATGAGAAAAGAGGGATACAGCTAATCATGCTGCACAGGTCCCCTATCAGCAGGAAGAAGAGCAAAACAGCATTGTATAACCTGACGGAGGGAACAGATTTCAGCAGCATGGCATTAGATAATGATTTTAACGTTAACCGGCAGCATGTCCGGCCTCGGCCCCTGGCTGAATATACTCCGGTGTGTATGATAGGTGAGTTGTGCATCTATCGGCATAAATCGGAGATAAGGCTATACGCAACCACTCACCTGTCCGGTGTGTTTAATAAGGTGTATACTCTGTCCGATAGTGATAAGCTGTATTATATGCAAGCCTATCGGGCGCACTGGGATGCGTACATCTGCGGGAAAATCGACTTTGAAGATGTGACAAGCGAAAAAATTTTCTTGCGCGTTTGGGATGCATGAGGTAATATAATAACTGGTGGGCGCGTTGCCCGGTGCAAGCCTCGGAAGGGCGGGCGCGACTCTGCACAGTCACAAAACGCGCTCACCATTTCATATTATGGAGGTGATGACGGTGCAGGATATTCTGGCAATTATTCAGACGGTGGGGTTTCCTATTGCTGCCTGTGTTGGTATGTTTATCATGTTACAGAACGAACAAAAAGCTCACCGGGAAGAAAGTGAAAAGCTCACGCAGACAATAACGGATCTGAAAGTCACCTTTTCCGGAGCTATTGCGGATCAGGAAAGAAGTGTGACAGAGGCCATAAATAATAATACTCTGGTGATTCAGAAGTTACTAGATAAGCTGGAGGAAAATTAAATGGCAACGGGTGAAGAGTTCGCCCATCAGGCAGAATCTGAAATATATACGGGTGTTCCCTATGATAAACTGGATTGTCAGGGATTTGTTGAACGAGTCCTTTCTGATCTGGGAATCAGGAATAGCAGCGGGAAGCCTTATAATTGGAAGGGATCTAATAGTATGTGGAGAAATGCTCTTTCATGGCGCGGGACGCTGGAAGAGTGCCGGACCGTATATGGATGCATCCCGCTGGGGGCTTGGGTGTTTATCGTAAAGAATGACGGCGGGGAGGTGGCGCGAGGGTATCATGACAATCTGGGCAATGCATCTCATGTTGGAATCTACATTGGAGGTGGTGCGCTGGCAGTACGTGACAGCACAAGAACGCAACGCCGGGACGGTGTGGGCTATCGGGTGCTGGATGGGTTTACTCATGTTGGGCTCTGTAAATATCTGACCTATGAATGTGACAGTAAACCGACAAATATTGAACAGGCTATACACATTATCAGGGATCACACATCAACTGATAAGGAATATCTGGAAGCACTAACAGCTATTATAAATTATTTTGGGAGGGTTTGACGATGACGATGCAGGAAATCTTAACACTGGTTGCAGCAGGATACACAAAGGAAGACATTGAAAAAATGGAAGCTCCGGCAGCTCCGGACCCTGTGCCGGTTCCTGATCCGGCTCCCGCTCCGGCAGCTCCGGACCCTGTGCCTGTTCCTGATCCCGCTCCGTCAGCTCCGGCAGAAAATGAGCCCACAATGAGGGACCTGATGCAGAGCATGGCAAAGTTGACCAGCGCGATACAGGCCAACGCAATTGCTCAGAGCGTGGTGCCCGGTGGAAATCAGGGACCTACTGCGGAGGATGCCATTGCTCAGATTATCCGGCCGACATTTAAAGAGAGGAGCATTTAAATGGATTTTCAGCAGATACGGGATTTTGTAAATCCGGCAGTGGCACAGGCCACCGGATTACAGGAAGTCGAAAATCTGTCGATGCCTGTTCCTGTTGCATATGTTCCGGTTCAGCTTGTGATTGATGGGGCTTTATCTCTGACCAGCGAAAACCCGGTACAGAATAAAGTTATTGCTGTTGCCACCCAGCAGCTTGACGGACGAATCACAGCTATTGAGGGCCAGTTTTCCGAGGGTGTTACCGAAGCCGTCAATAACTGGCTGGCTGCCCATCCGGAGGCCACCACAACAGTGCAGGATGGCGCGATTACTTATGCAAAACTTGATACTAATCTTAAAGGTGAAGTTGATCAGATTAGTGATTTAAAGAGTGCAATTAAAGCCATTGAAAGCACAACAAAAAATCTGTGGCGATTCCCAAACATGGGTGGAGAAATAAACGGAATCAATTATGCCATAAACGCTGATGGAAGCATAACATTAACTGGAACAGCAACAGCGTTCGTTTCAATAAAGGGTACGCTTGATGAAACAATTGCAAACGGCACAGACATGACCCTATCATATCAGGCAACGGCAGGCATAAGCAATAATGCACAAGTCAGAATAAGAGATATTGACAACGGGTTAAAAATGAACCTTGTTCTTTCAAGCACATCTGGATATACAAACAGCAGTTCAGAAAACCGAACGAACAAGGCATCAGCATATACGTGTATCGAAATTGCAAACGGTCAATCTGTAAACACAACGATAAAGATTCAGTATGAAAAAGGACTGACAGTAACAGCGTTTGAAAGTCCATTTACCGCAATAGATAGAATTGCAAGGAACGAAATTAGTAAAAACTCCGCAGATATTACAAGTCTGTTTTTGTGGGTTGACAATATTAACGGACGGGATACATATAAATTAGTCAACGGTTTTACAGAGTCTGACGGTAATGGTTTTTATGGGTCTGACGGAACAATAACTTCTAATTCCGGCTATGTGTATTCTGAAGATTACATACCTGTGGCTCCCGGCAAAACATATTCCGCATGGACATATACAACCTATGTTAAGGCTTGTACTGCGTCTGTTGCATGGTACGATATAAACAAGACATTTCTTTCGCGATCCTTTTCTACATCCGTAACTGCGCCCGCAAACGCTTATTTCTGCCGGATTTCGTTGCAAACAACGAACGCATATAGGATGTTTATTGAAGGGACGACAAACCCCGGCGTTTTAATTAACCAAATTGGATATGAATATATCAGGAAAAACGAAACAGAACTAAAGGCTGAAATTGAGGATGTTGCCGATTCAATTCTGCTTGCGAACAATGCGGACTATAATTTTACAGACGTTTCAGTTACAGAAGAAACAGGATATATCAATAAATACAATGCTAAAGAAACGAGCGCAAGCTGGAAATACTATGAAGTCAGCGTTGAAGGAAACGCAATCTATCAATACAGCGCAACAAAATCGTCTGCCGCTTATGGCGTGATGGTTTTTGATAAAAACGGTGTGCTGATAAAAACGATCCCGGATACAATTTCATCTGGGACGGAGCAATTGACAGGGATCATGAGAGTTCCGGCAGACGCAAAATCAATTATCATTAATTCAAATCAAGCATCAATCACGCTGAAAAAAGCGATCAGTATAAAAGATAGTGGCTCCGCAAACAGCAACATTCTTTTAGGGAAAAAGCTATATTGCGGCGGCGATTCAATTACGGAAGCGGTTGGTGTAGGCTCATTTGGAAATGGGTATAAAAAATCATACGCCGGGTTTGTTGCTGTCCGAAACAATATGACCTATGTGTCAGATGGCATTGGCGGTTCAACAATGGGTAATGTTACCGTTGCAGGAAGTAGCAGGAACGGATTCTGTGTCAGCAGGTATCAAAATATCCCGGCAGATGCAGACTATATTACGCTCTGGTTTGGGTGGAATGATTATGCGTATGGCGGTATGGGATTGCGTGACGCATATTGTTATAGCCAATATGGGAATTATTATGATGATCTTACAGACGAGCAGAAAGCAGAAGTCAATGCGTATAAAAACTGGAGTCAATGGTTAACAGCGTATGTCGGAACGATTGACAGTGACGATGATACAACGTGGGCGGGGGCATGGAATAAAGTCCTTGCATGGTTGCTCAACAACAGGTCAAGCGCAAGAATCGGCGTTGTTATTGCATACGGAATTTCAAACGATCTTGCCAATATGCTTATATCCCTGTGTGAAAAATATGGTATCGGATATATAAAAGCGTATGACCCTCATGAATTTTTCAGCGTTGGTCATTCTCAAGGTATTGGATCAGATCAAGCAACAAAACGCAAACAGCTATACACTCTCGACAATACACATCCGAACGAATTGGGTTACGAAATGATGTCATCATCTTATGAGCAGTTTTTAAGGGATATTTAATTGTTAAATAACACTTTAAATTATAATGGAAGGATTGACAGAAAATGTATAATTTGTGTATTATATTAAAGGAATTAGTGGAAACACTAAAGGAAATGTTGCAGGTTATGAAAGAGATGGAACCTAAGAGGAGGGTAACAAAATGAGTGTGAACACTGTCACTTTTCAGCAGAGTAGCACTGTGCTTAACAGTATGGTGCAGCAGGCCACCGGCAGAACCAGCGTTATTAACACGGAAGCTGATTTCATTTCAACGGCTCAGACCGCCCTGACGCTGGGGAAAGATGTGATCTTTAATACCCTGTCAGAAGTGTTGGCCCGGACAATCTTTTCTATTCGTCCCTACTCCGCTACTATGCGGGGGCTTGAAAAGGATTTGCCCACATGGGGAGCCTATATGCGGAAGTTTAACATTGTTGCCAGCGACTGGAAAGACAACGATGCATATAAGTATCCTGTCACCTTTGACGGCTCCCAAAACCCGCCCACTGGTGACGGTCTGAGCGTGGATCCCTGGATCATTCGCAAGCGTGAGTTTATCCAGACAAATTTCCTCGGGCAGTCTGTTTTCAGTGATCACTACACCGTATTTGAGGATCAGCTTGAAACTGCTTTCCGTAACAGCACTGAATTTGGTCAGTTCCTTAGCATGATCACAACGGATATGTCTAACAAGCTGGAATTGGCAAAGGAAAATCTGAGCCGTGGGCTTGTTGCTAACTTTATCGGCGGGCTGCTTACGGAGAATAACAGCTCCCGTGTGGTGCATCTCCTGAGCGAGTATAACACACTGACCGGGCTGGAGCTTACCGCAACTACTGTTATGCAGCCAGAAAACTATCCCGCTTTTATGCGCTGGGTGTATGGCAGGATTGCCAGCGTTGCAAGCCTGATGCGGGAAATGAGTATCCGCTATCAGACTACTATCAACAACAAGCCTGTTCCCCGGCATACTCCGTATAACAAACAGAAAATGTATATGCTTGGTCAGGATCGTTATCAGATGGATGCCCGTGTTCTGACTGATGCTTTCCATGACAATTATTTGAAGTACGCAGATGTGGAGACCTTGAATTTCTGGCAGGGCATCGATACTCCTGATAAGGTTATGGTAACTCCCACCTATACAAACACAAGCGGTGTTGCTACTGTTGGCGAAGCTGTCAACAAGTCCGGAGTGTTCGCTCTTCTGTTCGATGAGGACGCGATGGGCTGGGCTATGATCCATCAGAACGTTATTCCCACTCCCGTAAATCCGAGAGGTGAATACCGTAATATGTGGTACAATATGCGGTTGCGCTGCTTCTCCGATAATACTGAGAAAGGTGTTGTCTTCCTGCTTGACTGATCCCGAATGGGGGAGGGGGTTTCCCCTCCCTCTTTTTATTTGGAGGGTTAAATGGATATTGTACTATACAGCGGAGTTGATAAACGCATCAACTCCACAAAAAGGCCAACGGGGGCCGGGACCACTTTCAGCGGTGTTCTGAAAGAAGGCTGCTCGGTGCTAACTCCTGTGGTGCTGATTGAGGCCGCGAACCTGTCGGGATATAATTATGCGCTGATATCATCTTTCGGCAGATATTACTATATCACTGATATTGTATCAATCAATAACCTGTGGGAGATCCACATGAAGGTGGATCCCATGAGCAGCAATAGGGACCTTATTGGAGCGTTGTCTGTATATGTGGAGCGAGCGGATGCAGATTTTGACGGAGAAGTGATGGACAATCTTTATCCGGGCAAGACAACGCTGGAAGCATCGGATATATCCTTTGCAACTTCTTGGTCCAGGGTGACCCCTAATCATGGAACCTTTGTTGTTGGGATCATTAATAACCGTGGCATTCATGGTGGCGCTGTCTGTTATTATGCATTGACATTTAATCAGATGTTGGCATTCATGAATTATCTGTTATCTGATACTTTCTTGTCAGATAACGGTTTCCCTTCTACTATGACAGCGGTCCAGCAGATATCGCAATCTGTAGCAAAAGCAATTGTTAGACCTATTGACTATATTGCATCGTGTATGTGGTTTCCGGTTACCGGCCTTGAAGGCGATGCAACAACGGTAACAGTTGGATATTGGGAATTAGATAATATTGGAGCCTCAACCCTTGGCACGGTGTGGGGTGGAATCCCATTCGGACCGGAAACTATTCCCGCACATCCACAGGCACAAACCAGAGGGAACTATTTAAACCATGCCCCATATACTGAGCTGCTTTTACGGTTGCCTCCATTCGGAGTAATACCTATAAACCCTGATTATTTTGTATCCGGGGTACTAAATGGAACCCTTGAAGTGGATTATATTACTGGCAAGGGGCATCTGCGAGTCATGTTAGATGGGAAAATAGTTGCAGAAACATCAGGATTGTTTGGTATTCCGATTCAGATAGCACAAATAACCCCTGATTACCTTGATATGATTTCAAGTGCTGCTAACCTTGCGGGAAATGTAATTGGGGGAAATGTAGATAATACCATTTTTAATTCCATCGGAAACGCAGCCAATTCGTTTCATGCTCCGGTTTCAAGCTCGGGAACAAATGGCTCCTTCCTGACAACGTGGGTGAATCCATACATAACAGTTAAGCATACTATTTTAGTGGATGAAGACAAGGCCGAGCTTGGGCGCCCACTATGCCAGGTCCGGACCGTAAACACACTGCCCGGCTATATCAAATGTGCAGCGGTTCCTGATACCATCCCAAGAACACAGGCCGAGAAAGATGAGATCACCAGCATGATGATAGGGGGGTTCTTTTTTGAATGATTAGTAACCCAATGCTATACAACGGTTTTCATATCTCCCCTAATTTGCGGATAGGCGCATGGAGTACCGGCACAGAACCACCAACAGCGGAACAGATTACAAACGCGAACAACATCAAATCATTTTTCGCTCTGGAAGGATGGAGTCTGCAAGCTATTTGTGGAATGCTTGGCAATATTCAAGCGGAATCCACTATTAACCCAGCAATGATCCAGCAGACGCATCGGAGCCGTCTTCCCGATTCTGGTACTGATCTGGATACGCTGCCAAATGCTGTGATGAAAAACTTTTTTGCGGAGTATTATCTGGAAACCGGGGGAGGGTATGGCATCGGATTGGTGCAATGGGATGGATACACACAGACCACCACAGGCCAACAGCAAAAATTGGTTGCGTATGCCATCCGAAATCAATATAATTGGTATGACGGATACACCCAATGCTACAGGCTGCGCGGTGAATGGCAGCTTGATGACCAGTACGGATTTTTTAATCCGGTCACCGTCAACGGACACCATTACACCTTTGCAACCTATGTGACATCAACCAACAGCCCGGAGGAACTCGCGGAAGCATGGCAGCGCGGATATGAGCGCAATGCAGGGGGCCTCGGTTACCGGGGAACCAATGCCAGGTATTGGTATAACCTGTTTACCGGATCAGATGCGCCGGACCCGGTTGCACCCAGACCACCAAAACCAGCCAGTGAATACCCGGTCCCTGATGGGCAGGATGACGCGCTGCTAATGATCCTGCTAACATTTGCAAAGAGGAGGAAACCAGCAAAATGCCCGTTACGCAAAATATAGGCTATGGCATTCCAGCCGAATATGACTACATAAATGTTTTTAATGCATCGTTTTCGCCGTCAACCATTCACGTTAAAAATTCAGATTTACAGCGGTTTTTCAGACGGTATCTGTTTCAAAAGGCTATTTCTGTTTTTCGCTGGAAGCTGCCGGAAACATGGAACAGGGACTATTTTCTGTACGTTCTGTATTCCTGGGGGTTTATCGGAGTCGTGGAGACAGATAAATTTGGGGTTATCTGTCAGGCCGGAGCGCCCTATGGCTATGATATCTATTATCAGCCAACAAACCTTATTATCACTAATCCGTTGCTGAAAGGTGCTTTGCAGCCCCGCATCGGTACAGACTGCACAGTGTTTAAGCTGCAACCTGATTGGGGAGGCATCAACGATCTAATCAATTATTATGCGGATATGCTCGCGCTGTGTGCTGAAACCGCTGGAGTAAACCTGTTAAACTCGCATCTGTCTTTTGTGTTTCCTGCTGACAGCAAGGCCACCGGAGAGAGTTACAAAAAATTGTTTGACAAAGTGGCATCCGGGGAGCCGTGCGTAGTGATTGACAAGCACCTTTTCCGGGAAGACGGCGAGCAGAGCTGGGCACCCTTCCAGCAGAATATCGGGCAAAATTATATTGTATCTGATATCATTTCAGATATGCGGAAAATCATGGCTCAGTTTGACACTGAAATAGGCATCCCGAATGCGAATACCGACAAGCGGGAAAGATTGGTAACCGATGAGGTAAACGCTAATAACGTGGAAACCACTACACGCTGTGAATTGTGGCTTGACAGTTTGAAAGAATGCGCGGAGAAAACTAATTCAATGTTTGGAACCAGTATCAGTGTAGATTGGCGACATGATCCGGAGGAGGTGGCAACCAATGAGCAGGGAAGCAACCCTGTCAACCCTCGGGCTGTATGAGTTTGACAATACCATATTTAATTTGCTGGTTATTCCTGATGAGTTGGACCGGGAAACGCTGATTGAAAATCTGCTTGCCGAAACTGCTGAACTGGAAGTGTTATACCCAAATCCGGATGTATTGAAAAACCTGATAGGAGTATGGAGTCACAAACAATTACACATCTGGCAGCACCTATATGAATCCACACAATATGAGTATAACCCTATTGAAAACTATGATAGAAATGAAACCGGAACAGATACCGGCAGCGGAATGACTACACATGGTGGTGCTGATTCGGAGCAGATTGCAAGGACCGAGGGAGGCTCCGAAACTGATACACTTACCAACAGCGGGACGGATAGAACTTCCAGCAGCTCGGACACACTGCATAAAATTGCTGGTTTTAACTCCGCAGCTCTGGTGGATCAGAGTCAGGATATTGGGACCGGCAGCAGTTCCTTAATGCATGGAAAGGTTGAAACCGATGTAACACAATTCGGCAAAACAGAGAACGTTAACAGCGCGAAAACATACGGTCAGACAATCACAGACACAAACAACGGCACCCACACACTGAGAGCACACGGAAATATAGGTGTAACAACCACGCAGGAAATGATCAAACAGGAAAGAGAAATAGCGCTGTTTAATATCTATGATGCAATCATTAAGGATTATATCTACAGGTTCTGCCTGTTAGTATATTAAGGAGGGTGATTACATGATTTTCGGAAGCCATCAGTTCCCCTATACTAATTTCCATGAGCTTAACCTTGACTGGATGCTGGAAAAGCTAAAGACGCTTCTGTCTGATAATGTTGATATTCATTCCGCGCTGGAACAACTGAGCGCAGCCATTGACGCAATGGATGAAAACATGACACAGCAGATTAATGACCAGTTGCAATCTATGGTTGATGACGGAACCTTTGCCGAGCTGCTGACTAACTACTCCGGTTTTGTTAAGCAGGAAGATACCACCGTTGCAATGCTGACAGATACCGAACTCCGTGCCGGTGTACTGGTACAGACTGCGGGCTATTATGAGGCAGGAGACGGGGGCCAGGGGCTTTTCCTGATTACCACGACTGAAACATCATTCCCACTCGCTAATGGGCTGTACGGGGCACTTTTGAAGGATATCTCAAATGTTCTGGCCTATGGTGCTAAAGCAGACGGAACAACGGACGATACACAGGCCGTGATGAATGCTATGGCAGTTTCGCCGGTTGTCCGGTTCCCCAAAAGATCCACTGCTTATGTGCTCGGCAATATTACTATCCCAGAGGGCCGGCAGTTGATGGGCGAGGAGACTGAGATCAGGGCAAACACTGCAACTCTGTTTACCATTGCTCACGGACACGTTGCAATTGACAATTTTATTGTCAGAGGTGAAAACTATACAGCTATTCAGTTTAATCTTGCTCAAAATGCCCAGTTTATTTATATTGACGATGTGAAAGCCTACAATTGCTTGCATCTCATTGATGATATTACTGGTCAGGATGAAGAAGAAAACAACATTAGCTATACAAATACTTATATCCATCGGTGCTATGGTATTGATGTAATGGGCACCGGTGTACACATGACAAAAGCCCTGGCATTCATTTTCTTAGATGATGTGACAATCGACGCAATCCGGACGCAGCCGAATGCACCTTTGTTCAGCTTTGAAAACTGCAGAGGCATCCAGCTCCGGCATTGTGAGGCAGAAGGTGGACGGACTGAGGGACATATACATCAGCTTTATAATGTCGGGTTCACCTTTAAAGCCTGTGTGGCTGTATGGCTTGATAGGTGTATGGCTGATACAGTTGATGGTATCGGTTTTGAGGTTGCTAATACCTGTGAATATATGTATCTCTCCCAGTGTGTAGCAAGCCTCTGCGGATCACATTCATTTATGTTGGCTGGTAAATACATGACATTCACTAACTGTTTTGCTAATGGCAATGTAACCGAACAATACCCACTGCAAAACGTACATGGTTTCAATATCTATAGTGATGTGGTTATTTCTGGTTGTCGTGCCGTTGGGTTTACTGGTGCTGCGTTGTATATGCATGGCACAGCCGTTGTATCTGTTTCCTCTGTAATGGCCAGCTATTGCGGTATTGGTATTCTTGCCGAAACCGGTGCACAGGGTGTAATTGAGGGCTGCGTTATCACTGCCACCACAGCAACACAGGATATACCCGAAACATTGCATCTGGCTAACAATCAGATCAATGGCACATTTGCATAATGATAAAATTTTAACAATGTCCGGGGCTCAGGCTCCGGATGTTTTTTTATTGTATTTTGGATACAATCCGAGTCATTGGGGAATTAC